CAACACTGTTCCACTAGCACTAAATGTCTCAGCAGCCATTTCTCCAATATATGGGGCATTGCTATCGCTTGTAATATCTCCTTTATGGGCATTATACCAAGCCTGTGGGCTAGTATAATCGCCACCGGATGCCTGGATAGTTTCGATTGTGGCCATCAGATAAACTCCGCTGCCTCATCTGCATTATTCGCAACAAACAACCATCGAAGATACTTCCGATCCTTTTCGCTTCCAGATGAGAGAATCTGATTCTGCACACCCTTATTGAGTTTTCTGAATGCCGCCCGGCAATCAGCATACACCCCATATTTTGCGGCTTCAATCAACCCCTTAACACCCTCTTCTTTTCTGAATGGCCAGTAATGCTTCACCCAATAGCTTCTTTCGTCATTCCCAAACTCACCAGCATGACTTGCCCTTAGTACTGAACATGCAGTAATAGGTGTGACATTAGTAAGCAATTTAGCAAGTGCTTTGTCTTTTTGATTCTTCGCATTTGCATTGCCAAAGTCTTTAGTATGTACAACGACATCATAAACCCTATCGAAAAACGTATTGGGATTATCCTTATGGACAAAGACGCCATGATAAAAACTCCACCGACAACATCGAAATATCCAATTCACTTCCTCTCTTGTTCCATTAAATTCAATAAATTCAAATGCCGGCGGAACTTCCTTCTTTCCCCATTTCCCTTTACCTTCTTGAACATGTGTTATCTCCCCAGAGAAATCACCACGATCTTTACCAATAACTAGGAATGTATGCAATGCCATTATCTCACCGCCTTCCAGAGCAATGACAATCCCAACAAAGCCAGAAAAAGGTAATCGAAAATTGTCATCCGTTCCTTCTTTCAAGATCCCCAATCAGCTTTTCCAGTCTAACTTGGTCATCATGCCTTATAGCTTCCCATTTGTCATGTTGTTCACAAATGGAATCTAACGTCTCTCTGAATTCCTTTACCATAGTTGGGATGGTTCTGCAAATCAAAATAAGCAATACCGCACCCAATACTCCAGTAGCACCTAGACGGGCGATTGGATCAACCCAAGTTTCTGGGATTCCATCAGTAGCAGCAAGTAGGCAAATTAGCGAGGAAATTGTAAATCTCATCCCATTTCCTTTCAGGGAACATGAATATCAGGGATAGTCACGCTTCTTGTAGCCCATGCCCCATAACCCCAATGGATCGAACTGGAACTTAATATTCCAAATCCCTTATCACCCCAGCTTTCATCCCATGAATTGGCATAAAGCAATTTATTCTTGCTTAGTAATTCCACAGCAAGAACAGAATGCCCAGAATAGCCAAATACCACTGGGAATCCCATGAGCAACGCCGATCCAAATTCCTCCCAGGTTGCAATATCGTAGAATTCATCAATACGATATTTCAATGCCTCCTTCTTGGCTTCATCGCTCGGCTCTGCTTTCCATCCTTTTGATCTCGGCCAAACAGATACGGGAGCAACTCCATTTTTCCTGATAAATACCAGGTTATCATCGATGCTCGATCCACTGTCCGATCCCTCGCTGGTTGTGTGATATACAAACCAGGGATTCAATTCAACAAATTCCAGCCCATTAACCTCCCTAACAACCTGGACAGATTGTGTAGCAGATTCCGTTGCACAACTCCCAACACCATCCTGGTCGAAGATAATTGGGACATCCAGTCTCAAACTAACTTCCCCAATTAACTCATCCCAGTGTGCAATTGGGATAACTTCAATCTCCTCGGAGAATACCTTGCAGACATCACCAAATTTACTTTTCCTTGGTAGACATCCAGAAGCCTTGCCGGGTGGAATGATTAATTCATCAATCATCACTTTTCTCCTTAGTAAACTTCTGGATCAATTCAATCATCTCACCAGCACTTCCAGGGACATTCCCTTTGTAATACTCAGTACCCTTTACGCCCATTACAAAGAGCATCGGCAACTTTCCAGTCTTTGCCTCATCGATATATGACTTCAAATCATCTGGTGTTTCACCATCTATATCGACTACATCCTGGTCCACAATCCTCAACTCTAGGCCAGAATTCTTGAAGAAACTGGACATCTTTGGGCTTAGGATTGTCTTTGCGAATTCTGGTGTCCTTTTGCTGGTTTCCTCGATTATAATTGCCCCCCAGAGATCCTCCTCCGGGGGAATCGGAGGGTCCGGATTAACCCCTCCAACATCCACACAGAGAGATGCCGCAAGTGGTTTACCATCTCTCACGACAATCACAACAAGGAAATGCCTTCCGGCTTTATTCCCTGTAAACCAGATGAATTGTTCGCCCGCCCATCCAGTTACACCAACTGCCGATGCACTTTCCTTTGGTTCGACAATCAATCTAGTATTAGCTAGATCCTCCTTTTCCAATCCCGTTACCTGTAGGAGATAATGCCTCCCAACATCGATCTTCTCAACCGGCGGGACAATGGCAATATCCCCAAAGGCAAGATTCCCAAACAGCAAGATGACAATCGCAAGAAGTTTTCGCATGGCCATATCTCCTTACACAAAGAGGGCAATGATTTTCATGATCAGTGGAATCAGCTTCTCCAGAAAGGCAATTAAGGCATCCCAGTCAATTTTAGGATCGGCAAATGCCTTAGGATTCTCAGCGACCAATTGTCCAAGCACTTCAACGGACAATTCCTCAACGGTTTTCCCATCCAATTCCCCAGCAGCTTGCTTTTCAACAAGGATCTTTCTGACATTCGCAACGGTTAGACCCATACCTCTCCGTTGCTTGATTGTCAAGCCATCTGCAATTCCAACTGGCTTGGTATCCACACTAACAACCGGCTTGGCAACATCAACAGTTCCCCATTGCTGAGCCTGCACACAAAATACACTAGCTACAAGCATCACAAACATCACACAAAGGACTCTTCGCATGACTCATCTCCTATAAAAACGGCATGGGAGCGGGACTCCGGCAAATCCCGCTTCCCATGCCTCGGGCCTGGGCGAGATAGATTAGAAAACGATACTGGTAACAACATTTGAGCCGGAAATGTCACCAGTACCGCCAGCAGCAACAGCTTTCAATCCGATATACCGATACGAGAAATCGGACGGTATCTTGTATCGGACATGTTCAGGACCATCACCAGCACTATCAGCACCAGCCATCGATAGGATAGCAGCATGTACAACCACACTACTACTATCAATTGGCAATACAGTATCACCAAGAACAGAAAATGTCAATGTATCTCCATTTGGCAACTGAGTTGCATCAAGATCATCGACATCGATTTTCAGCTCTGCATCCGCAAGTCTAGCACCTTTAGCTGTCAAGGTACTTAAATCAATCCCAGTAGTGTAGATCGTTCCATCGGCAGTTGGAAGTGCATTACTCTTCCTGAGTGTAGCATCCTTCAAATTGAAGGAATCACGAAATTCAGGAACATTACCCATAGTTTCCTCCTTAAATTATCCCAGCTTCCTCAGTGTTGAGGATGGCATCAGTTACATGAATTGGAACACCTTCCCATTCCACAGGGAATGGAGCAGGAGCACCAGTGGCATTCGTTGCAGTACGGTTAGCACGCAATTGAGCTTGCGATCTGCGTGACATGAGAATCATGTCCGGCACAGTAGCAGTTGGGAATCTTGAATACAATGCCGCCATCATCGTATCCGTCAAGCTCGTTCCACCAGATGCGGCAGAACCAACTTCGCCAATTCTCCCAACGCAATTGACATTCCCAACTTGCAATCCAGGATAAGCAAGCATTTCCTGAACATAGGCAGTATAGGGATTGGTACTTCCATCCAGTATCCTTTGTTCCTGGACATCGCCAACTTCCAAGGCTCCGCCATTCCCCCATACCCAAGTGAGATCCTTCACGCCAGATTTCACCATGAATACCGAGGAACATGCACTAGCATTCGTTCCACCAGCATCGACAAGGAGATCCGTTCCAACAGTCAGACCAATGGCATCATGTAACCCTGGAAATCCCTTGGCATCCCCAGCAGTTAGATGTCTTGGCTTCGCAGCAAGTGTAGTCCATCCATAATAGAAGCATTCGCAGAGTTTCTGCATTGCCGCTTCCAATATGGCACTCGCTTCCAAGGCAATGAAAGCAGCAGCACCATCTTCATAACGATCTGCCACAGCCTTGTCACATTCCCAACGGGGGTTGAAAATGAACGTTTCAACAAGGCGATTTTCATAAACCCCCTTAGTTGCAGCATAGCCTTCATTGGCATTCCTAAATCCAACACCAGGCAATGTCGTTCTGACTAATGTCTTGTAGTTAATACCAGAAATCGTCCTGGCACTAACTAAAGACAATTCTGGATGAACCTTGACGGTTTCATCAATCAACCCAACAACACTATCGCCGGCATTAGCGACAGCAATGTCCAAAAGGGTTGGCGATGTAAACTTGGTATGACGATCCGCAACCTCTTGGAGGATCGCCGCCATAAGTTCCTTTAGCTTATCTTTCATGTACTTTCTCCTTACTTGCGAAATTTCAAGCTAGATGCAAATCTAGCAAGACTTGGACCAATTGCCTTGGAGAGCTTGAGATCAACAGCATCCTCATCCTTTTCATCATCCTTGAACTCAACTGATTGATCATCTCCAAGATCAGCGGCTTTCAATTGCTCAGTAAGTGCCTTAACTCGATCTTCAAGACCCTTAATATACAATTGCCTAGCCTCATCAAACGACTTGCCTAAAGCAAACCAAACGGCACCATCTGTACCGAAGGCATCCACGAAATCCTTTCCAGTTGGAAGAGCATCTTCTTTCTTCTCTTCCAATTTAGTATCTTCGCCTTCCTTGACATTCTCCTCTTCAGTTAGTTCATCACTAACTTCCTTTTGTTCATCAGCCATTTCGCTTTCTCCTAGGATTTCCACGGCAATCTCCTCCTCGGAGAGAGCCAATGAGGTCCGTGTCATATTATCCGCACCATGCGGACAAATTGCTACGCCTCTAAGGGGCCATTTCCTTACAACAATTCCAGGCCCCTCGAATCTCATACTATTCACTTTTGCATAGGCATTCTCCCTAACTTCTTCAATTACAAGCCCTTGACCACCGAAGTAAATGGATGCCTCAAGGGGAATGCCGGCTTTCAATTGCTTGAGGACGGTAGAAGCGATGTCACCTTCTTTGAGAGAGATAATCTCCCCAGAAGCGGTAATCTCAGTGTCACTTATCGAAAACTGATCGAGGAAACCAATTAACTCATCAGAATCTTCTCCATGACACCAATCTAATGGCACCTTATCCTTATGGAACATCCCTGAGAGGTCATGGACCATTTTCCCCATCCATGTCCCAACAGGATTATTCGTTCGAATCACCGCAGAAATAGCACCAGTTGAATCATCAACAACCGATAACTTCTCGGCGGTGAAGATTAGATCCCTTGCTTTAATCTTCCTTTCGCTATGCTTAGATTTCTTATCCCATTGCCCTTTACAAACAGCATAGCGTTGATCCTGTTTGGAAAATTCCTTTTTCATAACAGGATCACTCATACATCTCTTTTCAAATGCTTCCTTCGATTCACCTTTTTGGGGCGTCGGTATCGGCATGTGTGTATCTCCTCTTGAATGGTATAGAGTTCAGCCCTATCGTACAGGTTCATCCTTGGAAGATTCATCACTGGGATCGGTCTTTCCGATTGTTTTTTCTTCCGCCTCAAGTTCCTCTTCGATCTCTTCCCAGTCATAGCCCATCCTCCTAGCAATCCTCTGACGGGACATTAGCCTTGCATCAATCGCTTCCCTATCAGCTTTGATTTCCCTCCAAGGATCAATCCAAGGCAACCCACCAGACTGCCATTCCCATTTGAGATCCCCCACTTGCATACCGGCTGGTAATTGCAGTATACCATCAGCAATCCATATCTGCAATCGCCAATTAGTTAGATGATCCAATAAAGCCTGAACTTCCATTTTCTTTTCCCTGGCAGATTGCTCATACATAAGCAATGCTTGTCGGCTACCAGAGTAATTAGAAAAGGCTTCATTGTAAAAGGAATAGGGGATATCCAATGCCTTCAAGCAGAGTGAAAACATTGTCTGCATGAAATCTTGAAATTCCTGAGCAGGTTGATGAGTCTCAAGGAAATCAGCAGTATCCTCTGGATCAAGATCAAGCATCAAGGCCCCTCGACCAAAATCAATAGTAGTCTCCGAGGGATCATTAGAGGAATCTGTATCGACTCTGCCAATTGCCTTGTCAGTAGCCCTTTTCAAGACCAATGCAAACAATTGCGATACCTTTGCCCTAGCTAAAGCATATCCAATACCTTCATTGCTATCCCTAAAGGTATTTAATGCCGTAGCCAGAGGAGAAATCCCCCTTATTTGATCAAAGCGATCCCAATAGCCAAATTGGACCATATACTTTGCAGGGACAATGCGAGCGAATGTCAGCATCGTCCCAGAGGAATTCCTATTGCAAACAGCGTAGTTGATTGGCCTTCCAGATTTAGTGCATTTCACCCCCCGTTTATATTCAGAGAGATCTATGCCATTCCCAGAACCAGATGATGGATTGGCAACCCTATCACCCTCTATCGCTTGGACATGTCCAGTTCTTAGTTTATGTATGAAGACATCTCCATCAACAACTCGACATGCCTCGGCAAGCCTGATAAAGCGATGAAGTCCATGTCTCCCAGCAACATCGAAATTCTCAGCTAGTGACCACCATCTCACTAATTTCTCAATCGACTTATCGAGTTCCTTGATTCCTGTTTTCGATTGAAAGCTAAAACTAGCAACGTAATCAAGATGCTTCCTGACAGCCCATGCCACCAGAGAGAAATTCCTTCGGACATCTCTAGTAGTCGCAACTAATTTCCTTCGCTCTGAGGGTTGAAGATGATCATCCTCAGACTTCACATCGGTTAATGGTGCCTTCCTACGTTTTTCAGTAGCAACGGCATCATATCCAAAGTGAAATGGAAATTTCATTAGTTTAGATCAATGCTTGCGACAAGCGGGCGGGTAGATGCTTCCCTAGCAGCACGACGAAGCCAGTAGTCTAATGCTGTTTGGGAAATTACAATCTTTATACCATCAACAGTCATCTCACTTATCCCAGGTGAAGATGACATTGCCTCTTGCAATAACTCGGCAATCTCCGCGGATGTTTTCATTGCATATCGCCTAGTCTGCCGAAACCTTCTAGCCTACTGTATTCTACCCAATCCACCTAGTCTAGGCTACTGCCCGGATAGGTTGTACTAGCACGTTTAGCCTCTTGGCCCCTTGCACTAGCCTCTTGGCCCCTTGCAACTCCATACTTCTCAACCCATACCCTTCGGCAGATTGTACATTGCCAACGCTCCCAGACAATGATATTAAATCTCACCCCCTTAAGATTCTTCCCCTCATGAATCATCTCTCCCATTGCAGAAATCATCTCTCCAGATTTTTCCCTGCAATTAGGACAGATAATTCCCTCAACTCTTTCCCCTTTACATTCCTCTTCACTAAACACTGGAATTGGCAGTTGCATAGCCATCTCTCCTTAGAAATACCGGACAGTCATTTTCTTCCTCTTAATAGGGATTTTGTCAATCGTATGACATCCCTGAACAGCTCCTCCAACAGCACATCCCACTAGGCAATCAAACCAGTGATTGTCATCATGCCCTGCTCTTTGTGCCCATTGCATTACCGTTCTACCTTTGGTAATGGTCTCAGTAAAATATTCCGCTGTGCAATGATCAGCAAACAGGCGATGATCCTTTCCGCTATGTATCTGTAAACATCCCTTTTCGCCAGGTGGTGTGAGGAATCCAGTATTAATAAAGCTCTTCCAATAGTTATTATCAAATATCACATGCCTTCCAGCACCACGATTCAACGGAGCAGGTATTCTCCAATTAACCCCACTTCTATCACCAACATGATTCCTGTATTCATTCAACGGCTTTCTATCTGCTCCAATGAATCTTCCATGACTTGGCAAAAGCAATGTTCCCAATGATGAATTCCTACAAAACTCTTTAACCAATGCCGTTCTCCAGTTAGCATCGATCATACACTTCTCAATCTTCATTCTCGTACTACCCCATTCCCTAGTAAGTAGTTTCTCGGTTAGATCACCTAATCCAGCATAGATAGCACCATCCAATCCTTTCCCGTGATAATTTATCAACAATAAGTCATCCAGTTCCCTCATCGAGAAATATGTCCTTTTAACGGGTGGCCATGTCCCATACTCAACAATGTACCCAGTGAAATCCTCAACCCATCCACATACAACATAAAACAATATCTTCTTATGGACGTCCACAAATGCAGTAAGATGTTGACAATTCTCAGGAACATCTCCCCTTAGATATCTCGTTGTCTTATTGGCTATTTCATCTGCTGTTGCCATCTCACTGTCAGAGATATCCTCCAATGGATCATTCTGATACTCCGCCCAAAATGCCCTTTCCCCTACCCTAGCTTTCAAATCCATTGCATACTGCACAGCCGATATCTGCTTGACAGTGAAACATTCCTTCCAAGTAACTTCAGCACCATCATCCATCTCCACTTGATTCTCACTGTAATACTTCGTTGCCTCCTTAATACTATTATGTCTCCTCCTAAAATACTCCTCCCACATTGCCTCATTTTTCGGAAAGCTAATCACCAACTTATGTCTTTCACCATTCCACTCCGGCTTCTTTTCATTATCCAAAAACCTCTCAGCGAGATCTCCTCTATGCATCACAGTACAAGGCATAGCTATGGCAATTTCCTTTTCATGCCCAGACAGCCCCATAATAGTTCCTTGGATAATCTCTTCCCTCGTATCGCATTGGCTATTCGACCTTGCAGACTCATCTGTCTGGGGATCATCCAAAATAACTAATTCCGGCCGTAAACTCCCCCTGCCACCAGGTAGATTCGCTTTCATCCCCCTTATCGCCCCAGTCAATCCCCTTATCTCAATAACCGATCCCGCAGCTTTACTATCCGGTATGCATGGTAAAAACAATTGCTCCCCAGTCCATACAATATATGTTGGATTCCCCTGATACAACTGACCCATTGCCCTTGCAGCGATATTTTCCAATGCCCAAATCGGATAAACAACTTCAGGCCAATCTTCCAGGATTAATTCATTCGTACTCAATTCCCTTTTAATATTAACCAAACTCTGTTGGGCATGTCTTTCAGTTGCCGATACCAATGCAATATACCTCCTCTTCCCAGTTAATATCCCCCAAAGGCATGCAGCTTCCGCAAGCGATGTCTTTCCAGTTCCTCTTGGCATTGCATAAGCAAACATGCCACCATGATTAATCACCTCACTTAGCTTTTCAATTGCCCTAAGATGCATTGGGGAGAATTCCCTTGTGAATATCGCAGGCATATACTGCTTACAGAAGTATCCGAATTCCTCCTCAGCAATCCCCCTCCTTTCAACATTCAACACTCCAGGTATTTCTTCAATGTCCCTAGCAGATGCACTTTGCCTTCTCTGATACTTCGCAACTACTTCTCGATGTGTAGCAACCGCTCTGCCTTCATTACTATCAATATATGATCTCATAAACAACTCCAATCAAAAAACCCCTTGAAATGATACCTTTAGGTGGATTTCCGCACAAATCCAACCTCGATCACCCCAAGGGGTAAAATATTCCGTTTATTGGTATTGTACGGTATCGGAAACTACATGGAAAGGCGTTTGTCTGTGGAATTACTTAGAAATGGAAATAAGGATGTAAGACACCTTGGTTTTGTACG